CCCGTCTTATTGGGGAGCTTCAGCCCCGATACGCCATCTTTGAAAACGTCACAAACTTGCTTAATGGAGAACGGGGAGCTTGGTTTAAGCGAGTTCTCTGGGACATTTCCCAGATCGGGTATGATGCGGAGTGGCACTGTATACCAGCTTCCGAACTTGGCGCGCACCATCACAGAGATCGGATCTGGATTATTGCCTACCCCAGTGGCGTCGGACATGGGCAGTGCATCGCAGAAACGAATCAATCAAACGGGGCATCCGAAGGCGGCGTTAAGGGAAGCAGTTTTTTGGCCGACACCCAATGCCAGCCAAGGCGGCACAACGGGGAACTGGAAGCCAGTACGCGACAGTGGCCACACAGTCCAATTAAGTCTCGCCCAATCTGTCAGAAACTTACGGATACAACAGGGCAAGCCTTTTGGCGGACTGAACCCGACGTGGGTAGAGTGGCTAATGGGATTCCCAATCGGTCACACAGACTTAAATGCTTAGGCAATGCAGTAGTTCCGCCAATACCAGAACTGATTGGGAGATCTATCAATGGACATGGATGAGTACATCATTGCAGTGCGGGCGGCAGACTCTATGGCTAAGGCTTGGAGATCGGACGTAGCTATACTGTCTAACCTAAAGATCGTAAGACTGGAGAACGCTAGAGGGCCGATACTAGAGGTTGTGAGGTGGGATCTCTGATGAAAGATCAACGTGGTAAACTAGACAAGGAAACGCGGGACAGACACTTTCCAGAGACCAATGGCGGGAAAGGATCATTGCCACGTAAATCCACAAAGAGCAGTAGACAAGCATACGCTGATAACTGGGATAGGATATTCGGTGGCAAAGACAAGAGCGCAACTTAACAGAGAGACACGCCAAGCCGAGATGCGAAAGAAGATTGAAGCGTCTGGGTATGAAACGCATGTTCATGAAGTTGTTAAGAAATTGCTAGATCCTGAGCAGGAATACGACTCTATTGAAGTCCAGCGTATGAAGTCTGCGGCTGATCTGTCTATCAAGATGATGGCTAAGTTCATGCCAGACCTTAAATCAACGGAGATATCCGGCCCGAATGGTGGCGATCTAGTCATTGCGGTACAGCGTAAGCGCTTCGATGGCGAAGATTGAATATATAACTAAACCACCGGGTAAAGTTCTCGAAGAGTTTGCCGATTGTCGGGCGCGTAACTCTTTCATCATGGGGCCGCTAGGCTCTGGCAAGACCGTCCAAGTCATCCTGAAGTTTCTAGAGTTGATGTGCGAACAGGCACCAGTCACTCGTGAGACCCATCCCAACTACGGCGTGAGACTCTCAAGGATCATTGCGGCACGTAACACCTACAGCGAACTATTCTCCACAACGATTAAAGACTGGATCGAAGTACACGGCGAGCTTGGGGAGTTTAAGCAGGGCAACAAGGAACCGCCCACGCACAAGATTGAGTTCAAGTTAGAGGATGGCACGACTGTACGCAGTGAGGTCATCTTTATCGCCTTTGATCGACCTGATCACGTCAAGAAGGCACGAGGCATACAGACTACATGGGTATGGCTGAACGAGGCCAAGGAGCATTCCAAGAGCGTTGTGGACATGCTGGATCTACGTTGTGGTCGTTACCCGTCGATGAAGGAAGGTGTGCGCCCTACTCACTACGGAATGATAGGTGACTCTAATGCCCCAGATGAAGATCACTGGTATTACCGATTGGCTGAAGAGGAAAGGCCGGAGGATTGGAAGTTCCATCGTCAACCCGGTGGTGTATATCGGGAAGGAGACGGCTGGTATCTCAACGAGAAAGCCGAGAACATTCAAAACCTACCTGAAGACTATTATCGACGTGGCTTGCAGGGTAAGTCGGACGATTGGATTAAGGTCAATCTGGCGAACGAGTATGGATTTGTCTCAGCAGGTAAGCCAGTGCATCCGCTATACACTGACTCTATTCATTGCTTGCCTGATCTTTACGAGCCTAGTCCTGATCAGCCTATCGTATTGGGCTTTGATTTCGGTCGGACACCAGCTTGCGCGTTTCTTCAGAGAGATGCGGTTGGCCGCTGGATTTGTTTTGATGAGTTTTGTATGACTGATTCTGGGGCTGTGGACTTTGCTCCCAGTCTCAAGCGGTATATCGAGGCGAACTATCCGAAGGCGAGGTTCCGTGGCTGGGGCGATCCCTCTGGCGACAACAAGAACCAAGCGAATGCTGATACACCATTCAAGATCATGCGGGCGGCTGGCATACCCTGTACACCTACGCTAACGAATGACCCGGCATTGCGACGTGCGGCCCTTGAACTACCCATGAAAGAGTTGTGCATGGATGGCAAGCCTCGATTCTTAATCAGCCCGAAGGCAAAGATGATTCGCAAGGGCTTACAAGGCGGCTTCTGTTATCGACGTGTGCAAGTGTCGGGAGAGAAGTACACCGATGAACCCGACAAGAATGAATACTCGCACCCAGTTGAGGCGCTTGAGTACGCATTACAGGGCGAAGGTGAAGGCCGTCAGGCATTGACTAACCTACATACGCAACAGAGACAGCCAAGGCAAGCGCAGGTCAAGTTTAGTGTCTTCTGATTGCTATGTCGTGTTTTGTGATGACAGCAAACACTGGTGGAGTCCGATACTCCATCCGACGATTAGACATTGCTATGTGATCAAGCCTGAGAACGGGAAATGGATCGTGCATTCCAAGACGACAAAGGGCGTTGAAATGTACACCACAGATGATGTGACCCATGTGGTTGAAAATGATATCATCGTGAAGGCTGTAATTAGAGAACCCCGACGTGGGCTGTTCATGTTGAACACTTGCGTTGGGCATACGAAACAAGTGTTAGGGATAACCAAGCCATTTATCTGGACCCCTTATCAACTGTATAGGTATCTGAAACATGAAATCACCGAAAGCACCTAAGCCCACAGCACAGCAAATCGCTGTTGAGCGTCGTCAAGCGGCGGCATTGGATGAAGAGATCCGAGAGCAGGAAGAGCGCTTTGCGGCAATGGCTCGCGGCAAGCTAGGAGTCAAGTCACTCTTGGGTGGCGTACCTCGTACTCGTGCTGAGGCCGCAGGTACAGGCGCAGGACGTGCCGCTCCCGCTCGTACCATGTTGGGTATGGGTGGAATGGGCGGAGCCGCTCCCCGTCGTGCTGGTGGCGCTCCACGCACTGGCACCTACAATGGCACTATGCCTCAACTCCGATAGGTAAAACCCTATGAGCTTGCCCCCGCATCTAGGCTCGATCCAAGATATCAAGGAACGAGAAGCCAAGGCGTTCAACACTCAGGCAATGTGGCATGACCAATTGCAAGACGTGTATGAATATTTTCTACCTCAGCGCAACTTGTTCGACCGTGAAGACAAAGGACAGAAGAAGATGGATAAAATCTTCGACTCGACTGCGTTGACGGCTATCCAGCAGGGTGCGAGCAAGCTACAAGAGAACATTGCTCCGATCTGGTCGCGCTGGGCTACCTTCCAACCGACCGATGAGATTGTCCGATTGGTCGAGACTGGGCAGTTCGATGTGTCTGAAGAGGACATCCGGGCGAACCTTGACCAGCAATGCAATCTGGTATTCGACTACATCAACCGATCCAACTTCCATACGCAGTTTTATGAGGCCGCACTTGATCTATTGGTAGGCACTGCCACCATGAAGATCGAGGAAACGGACGATGAGACCAACCCTATCTGCTTCAACACGATCCCACAGAAGGGCATTGCGTTTGAAGAGGGTCCATATGGTGGCGTTGAGACGCATTGGCGACGGTTTGAGGTCAAGGCTCGCTTGTTAGAGCGTATGTGGAAGGGCTTTGAGGCGTCGGAGAAGATCAGAAACCTCATAGAGAACAGTCCGAACAGTGAAGTACGGGTGTCTGAAGGCGTCATCTTTGACCCTAAGAACAAGCGGTACTACGGATGTCTATGGGTTGCAGAGGAAAGCAGGTTCTCATGGACTGAAGACTTCGGAGAATCAAGCCCTTGGGTCACTGGTCGGTACACGAAAGTGGCTGGCGAGGTACGTGGTCGCGGTCCAGCGATGCAGTCATTGCCCGATGTGCGCTCGTTGAACAAAGCCAAAGAGTTTGTATTGCAGAAGGCCGCAATTGACCTTGCAGGAATGTATACGGCTACTGACGACGGCGTGACAAACCCTTACAATATGGTCATTGCACCGGGTGTCGTGATTCCAGTCGGATCAAACAACACCAACAACCCTTCAATTCAACGTCTCGATACAGGATCGAACCTTGCTCTCGCGCAATTTGAAATCATCGAGTTGCAAAACGCTATTAAACTGGCGATGTTCAACGACCTGCGTGATCCTGCTGGTCCTGTTCGTAGCGCCACTGAAGTTGCTATTGAATCCAGAGAGCTTGCAAAGCGGATCGGGTCGGCTTTTGGGCGACTTCAGACCGAGGTACTCATACCAATACTCAAGCGTGTCGTCGCAATACTAACTCGACGCGGCTTGATCGTACCTATCGAGCTTGATGGGCGCGATGTAAGGGTTAAATTCACGTCACCACTAGCACGAGCGCAGGATGGTGAGGATCTGTTAGCTGTTCAGCAGGCGGTTCAGTTCGTATTGGGTACGTCTGGCCCAGAACAGGTACTCATGGCGTACAAAACCGAGGACTTCGGTACGTGGGCGGCAGAGAAAACAGGGATGCCAGCGGAATTGGTGCGATCTGAGATAGAAAAACAGCAGATTATCCAAGCCGGGGCGCAAGCTCAGATGATGCAACAACAACCACAAGAAATGGAAGCTGAATGACTTGGGAAACGATTGAGGGCCAAGGCCCAGATGCCAAGAAACAACAAGCAGAAATAAGGGAAAAGCAGGCAGAGCTATCGAAAGCCTATGCCCGTTGCTTCAATACCGATGACGGGCAGAAGGTTTTAGAAGACCTCACCCGTCGATTTCTCTTTGATAACGCTACTGCCCTATCTAGCCAGAACGTCGCGTATGAAGCGGCGTATCACAATGGCGAGGCTGGCGTGATTCGCATGATCATCCACTACATACAACAAGCTGAACGACTATGACTGAAGAAACCAAGAAGCGGGCTCGCAAAGCGAAGCCCAAGTACGAGGTTGTCTGCTCTGAACCCGATCACTTGAAGTCAGTAGGCTTCGACATGGATTGGCTTGGCGGACTAGCTGACCAGTATCAGTTCGATAAGTTCGAGTACCTGCATAAGTTTCGCGCATTTCGATGCTACAAAGGCGGGCAACACGTTGATTGGATCGACATCAACGACTTGTCTCTGCTGAATGGCAAGCGAAGGCTTGAGGACATCAAACTCAGGCACCAACCCATAAGCCCGAAGAGGGCTGTTATTAACTATCCTTGGAGATAAATCATGGAAGAACAGGCCGTAGAAACAAACGATACCCTGACATCACTCGTTGATGCCGCTGAACCTACGTTGAGCGAGGGTGAATACTTCTTATCTGACAATGTAAAAGGCGTTGGCGAGATGCCCGAGTGGTACAAAGCCGACAAGTACAAGTCAGTCGCAGAGCAAGCCAAGGCATACACCGAGCTTGAGAAGAAGTTTGGTGGATTCACTGGCGCACCAAAGGACGGCTATCAGGTATACGATGGCGTCGAGTCGGACGATGCACTGTGGGGCGAGCTTGTAGAGTTTGGCAACAGCACCAATATGTCTCAGTCTGCGTTGAATCAGGCATGGGAACTATTGACAGCGCAAGAGCAAGCCATTGAGGAAGTGTCTGTTGAGGCAGAGATGGCAAAGCTGGGCGATAACGCTGTTGAGCGTATCAAGGTTGTTGAGCAGTACATGAAGAACAATCTCGATGCCGATACATACGAAGAGCTTCGCTACGCTGTGAACAGTGCTGAGTCTGTGAAGCTGATCGAGGCGCTGGTCAAGTCAACAGCACCTGCAAAGCTACCGATTGACGGCTATGTCGAACCCGGTGGACTTGAGTGGGCAGACATCGAGGCAGAGATGTTCCGCAAGGATGAGAACGGCAATCTGCTTCGCTCTGTTGACATAAACCATGAGCGCAAGATTCAGCGCATGATGAAAGAGTTTGGTGGTGATAAGCCATATACGCAGACGTTTGGCTAACACTAACAAATAGTGGTATCATCGGCGCATCGGATACCCCTTTCACAAGGCCCGGTAGTTTAGGTTGAACGACTGACCGGCTATCGGGTACTCAGTCCAAAACCTCTAAATCATTGTTATCAACTTTGACAACGAGGAGACTGAATCATGTCAAAGAATCTTTCGGCAGTTGCCGTACAAGAGTTTGACAGCATGGTGAAACAGGCATACCAAGGTATGGGTGTGCTCAAGCCTGCTGTTACAGTTCGCAACAACGTTGTGGGCGACATCTACAAGTTCCGCCGTATGGGCAAGGGCTTGGCTAACCAAAAATCTACTTCTGACCTAGTCACTCCAATGGACGTGACTCACGAGTTCAAGAATGCGACTCTCGCAAACTGGAACGCTCCTGAGTACACCGACATCTTTGACCAGCAGGAAGTAAACTTTGACGAGAAGCAAGAGCTTGCGAATACTATCGCTGGCGCTCTTGGCCGTCGTTGTGACCAGCTTGTCATTGACGCGATGGATGCCTCTACTCCGCTGACTACTACAGTTGCGGCTGGTGGCACCAACTTGACAATGGCTAAGGTCATCGACGCTCAGGTTGAGCTTCGCGATCAAGGTGTTCCATCTTCTGAGTTGTTTGCTGTTATCGAAGCAGGCGGTTTGGGCGGATTGTTGAACGATGAGAAAGCAACTTCTAGCGACTATCAAAACATCAAGGCACTCGTATCTGGCGAAGTCAACACACTTGTTGGTTTCCAGTTCATGGTGATCGAAACTCGTACTGAGGGTGGTTTGACTGAAGCGGCGAATATTGTTGACTCTTGGTTCTTCCAGCGTCCAGCTGTTGGCCTTGCTATCGGCATCGACATGAAGACAGAAATTAACTGGATTCCCGAGCGTACAGCTTGGCTTTCAAACGGTATGTTGAAGGCTGGCTCTGTTGTACGTGACGAGGGTGGTCTCGTTAAAGTTCAATACGACAAGACTGCGTAAGGAGAACTAAGTCATGGCATTTGATTACACTAAGCTCTCACGCATTGGCGGTATGGGCGATGCTCAGAAGGTTTACGCTTATGCGTCAACTGATTCAATCGCAACTGTTACTGGCGCGGATTACTTCCTGCCAGCAATCAATGAACTTGAAGTCAACGACATCATTTTCGTAAGCGACTCGGATGCGGCGGCTGTTACTATCACTTTTGTGAAGAGCAACACCGGCACTGCAATCGACTGCGCGAGCGGAACTGCACTCGGCGACGCATAAGTTCCACGGCCCCTTCGGGGGCCATTCTAATTCTGGGTGAGTTATGGCGAGTAAGATCGACTTAATTAGCAATGCGCTTATTCTGATCGGGGATACTCCGATTAACGCACTTACTGGCGGATCACGGCGCGAGACAGTTGCCAACAATCTTTACGACAACATCGTCCAGAACGAGCTAACAAAGCATCGTTGGGGCTTTGCACGTAGGAAGGCACAGATATCTCTGTTGACGGATACCCCGGTTGACCCCAATGGCTGGAGAAGCATCTACCAGCTACCCACTGACATGCTGTTCTTGATCACTGTGACACCTGATTCCAACTATCAGATTTATGGTGACAAGGTATACAGCAACTCTACCCAAGCCCTATACGCTGACTACATTGCAAACGTCACTGAAGATGAGTGGCCTGTGTACTTCGCAAAGATGATCGAGTACGCATTGGCTATGGACTTCGCGGCGAGCATTAGAGACAGTTCTGCGGCACGAGGTGAGATGGCGGCGGCCTATGTGAATGCGTCCCGTATGGCGCGATATACGGACTCTCAGCAGTACCCAACGGAGCAACTACGAAGCAACCCGTTCACTAATGTGAGGTTCTAATGGCTTTTAATAACGAGACCCTTTCACACGTTGGCGGAGCCTCTCCAGCACCAAGGATTTATACCTACTACACTGAGGACTCTCAGGCGACGGTTACTGCCGCAAACTATTTCGATGATGCGTCTACAAAGTTCCAAGTAAATGATGTGATCCACGTCATAAACACGACTGTGGTTTATAAACTATTGGTGACGGCTGTTAGCAAGAAATCTGTCACGGTAGGAAGAACCGGGATTACAAGTGCGGGCTATGCTGTATATGACGACTCAAGAGCCTCAACACTAACTCTGACTGCCGACACTCTAACGGTAGTCCCCAATGACGCGCTGGGTACAGCTACCACTAACGCCTATCTTCCGTTGGGCGTGACCAATTTGTGGAACGCGGCAACAAGCTCGTTTGATTTTAGTCAGTTATCGGTAGGCGATACGGTTGAGATGCGGATTATTGTCCAGCCAACAACTACCAGCAACAATACAGAAATCGAATTGGATCTGTATCTTGGCTCTGGCGGCACTCAGTACAAAGTGCCTTTCATTACTACGCAGAATTTCCAATTTTCTGGGTTGTATGAAGCTACCCGATACACCTCGTTTCCGATAAGAGATGAAGATACGAGAACGTCTCCCGCGCAGTTTAAAGCAATGGCAGATAAAAACTGCACTCTTCAGACCGATGACTTCTTTGTAAAAGTGACGCGCAATGGCTAAGACTCGCTATATACAGTCTAACTTTGTAAGCGGTGAATTATCGCCACTGCTGAAAGGCCGCATTGATATCAACCAGTATTATCAGGCGGCTGAGACAGCTAGTAATGTTGTGATTGTTCCTCAAGGCGGCTTGCGTCGTCGCCCCGGCACTGAGTTCATCGCTGAGACCACACGCAACTTGGTGTCTTTTGCTTACACAGGAACCATGCCGAATGGCGGCACAGCGTCGGTACTGTATGGCAATGACGCAACAACCACATCAACTACGGTAGCGATTGGCACGACCAATGATTACGTCGTAGTCAAGGCCGATAAAGGCGCAAGCAACATAGCTGATATCGAGTTTATTGATATCCGGCAAATTAGCTTGTCGTCTGGCACCTCAACTGAGTTCAAAGTTCAGTATTCCTCTGACGATGTGACGTATACCGACGCAGGTGACGTTCCATTGATCGGCACAAGCCCACAGGACTTCCGCATCAAGATTGGCATATACGCTCGCTACTGGCGTCTGGTCCGTGTTGGCACGACTGATTTGGGGTCGGCGACGATCACGGCGGCAGGATTTCAGCTAATCCAAGAAACCGGCGTTGATAGTGACTGTAAGTTGGAAGACTTCAGCGTTGAGGATGATCGGCATTACCTGATCGAGTTTACGCGGGACAATATCGCTATCTTCCGCTCTCAGCTTGTTGGGCTAAACATCCAGACCACGCGAGTTGCGGACATCAAGCCGACTTATGATTCTACTGTTGACGTATCAACTGTGCGAACAGCGCAGATCGAGAACGTCATGCTGGTCTTCGGCAACTTCGAGCCTATTCGCTTGGTGAATCTTGGTACGGATGCGGACTGGGTTATCGACAACATCCCGTTCATTAACGTCCCTCAGTACGATTTTGACGATGCACAAAGCCCTACTCCCGTTGATGACGTGCAAGTGCTGACGCTGGGCGGCGGTAGCTTGGCAAAAGGCGATAGATTTCAAGTTGATATCGAGTCGATCCAGTCCAAGAACATTACATTCGCGGGTGACGGTACGGCAGATGAGCAAGCCTCAACTGTTTTCAACATCCAAAAGAATCTGCAAGAGATGCCAGTCTTTGGCGAGACGGGTGTGGCCGTAGCAAGAACAGGCGCATTGCAGTACACGATCACAATATCAGGCGAATCCACAAAAAACTTCGAATTGTTTTCTGGCTACTTCACTGAAGGCGATGCAAGCAATACGGTTTCGTTTGTAAAGACCGCCAACGGTACACCCAGAAAAGAGGATGTTTGGTCTGCTACCCGTGGATACCCTATCAGCGCGTGTTTCTACGAAGGCCGGTTGGTACTTGGTGGCACTCAGTCCAAGCCTCAGTCGATCTTCATGTCTAAGACGGGCGCATTCTTTGACTTCGACATTGATGACGGCGATGACGATGAGGCGATCTTTGCCACCATCTCTTCACGCAAGTTGAATGACATTGTTGACGTATATCCCGGTCGTAACTTGCAGATATTTACGTCTGGCGCGGAGTTTGCTGTAACCAGCAGACCCGTCACCCCGTCCAGTATCAACATTCAGCCACAGACTTCACACGGCGCAAACAGTGTTGAGGTCCAAGATGTGGATGGCTCGACCATATTTGTAGACCGCTTTGGTAAATCGCTCCTGAGCTTCCTGTATTCGTTCAACGAGGACGCTTACACCACAGACGATAGGTCGGTACTGGCCTCACATTTGATCAATCAGCCGGTCGATATGGCGCTCCTAGCGGGTACTGCGAGTGACGACGCTAACTGGCTATTTATCGTAAATAGTGACGGTACAGCGGCCATCCTGAACACCCTGAGAAGCCAAGACATCAACGGCTTCACTAGCTGGAGTACGAGCGGCGACATCAAGAGCGTTTGCGTTGTAGACGATCAGTTGTTTATGACGGTTGAGCGCGAAGTAAATGGCACTGACAAACTGTTTATTGAGCGCTGGGACTTCACCTATCTCATGGATTGCTCGATCAAGAGCGTACAAGTGGCTGGTGTTATCGACGGACTAGATCATTTGGACGGCGAATCGGTCAAGGCTATTACACGCGAAGGCTATTTGGACAAGAACGAGGGCTATGTGCTGTCGTCTTACACGGTAGCTAGTGGGCAGATCACGCTTGATGCCAGTGAACAATACTCGCTAACCACGTATGAGGTTGGCTTGCCGTTTGTTCCTACTATTAAGCCGATGCCACTGAATACCAACATCGGATCAGGCCAAAACCAGATGCGTCTGAAGAAGATTGTCCGCATGAACCTGCGTGTCTACGAGTCTTCCGGTATCTATATCGACGGCATCCCTGTACCTATCCGCTCGTTTGGCGAGGCAGGTATCACGTCACCACTTACTAACGAGTCTATTGTCCCCACAAGTGGCATAATAGA